TATCCTGTCTCTGGAAATGGAGCAGCTCCTGTTGGATCTAAACTAACCACAATATCACCGGGTTGAACACCTAAAGCAAAAAAATCAACACTGTTGTCTACTAATAAGCTGCTGCCCAGAAGAACATTTGAACTAACAGTTTTAAGTCGAGGAAAACGAAACATTTTGTTTATCAAATAATAATCCGCTGGCAAAACATATACGTTTGTACCAGCTAATCCGCTTTGTCCAGGAGCAGAGCCAAAAGGTTGCAAAAAAGCTTGAACAGAAAAAGTATCAATAACCTCTTCTAATCCTTTTATTATATCAGCATACCCTGTACCTGATGTACGACTATTTTCTCTATTGATCCAATTATTGTACGAATAAAAGTAATCCTCAAACATATCCATCTGAGCTTGCTTAGCATACAGATTAAAGTCTTGAGGTGATATATATCCGTAGTTGTTCTTGTTGGCTATAGCCAGAACTGTATTTCTTACCGAGTTTATTAGTGACATAAAAAAAACTTTCTACAAAGATAACAAAAAAAAAGAGGCCCTAATTTTTAGAGCCTCCTTAATCGTCTTGTGTGTGTTTCTTATGCAGAATACTCTACTTCAATTTGCGCTACGCCAGTAACAACGTATGGAAGATCGTCAAGTACAAAGAATGGTTTAGTCCACGAAGTTACTAAAGCATTTTCAATAGCATCAACAACAGCGTTTGTTTGCTCTTTAGTTTTAGTAACATCATTTGCTGTAGTAGCAGTGATCTCAAAACCTAAAACTTCAGAAGCACCTGTAGCTCTATGACCTACTGAATTGTAAAGAATGTTTACTTTAGTAGCAGCTCCTGGTTCCACTCCAATTATGTTATTAAGTGGAATTAAGTGGTTTACACCATCAAAACTGAGTTTAAGAAATTTTACCATAATAAAAATTTAATGGGTTAATAAAAAGCAAAGATAGTTATTTATTTTATCTTTTTAATTAGCCCTTTATAAATATCAATACCTTCATCTGTCTTAAGATACGTAGCCACAACGTGGTATGGATCTTCTCCAAATGGTATAGTTAACATTTTGGTTTTGTTTCCAGGTAAGTTAAAGTAAACATCTTTTTTCTTGTTTCTAAAAGAAAGAAGTTTTTCTGTAAAAAACTGTCTAACTTCATCTTCAAATTCAAGATCTGGATCATTTACAACTTCTAAGAAAGTATAAGGATCTCTCTTAGCGAAAAGAAGTATGTCTCTTTTAAGTTCAGAAGTGCTAAGAAGCTCTGATCTACCACCTAATAATACTCTTGCTACAGAAAGCATTTTATCAAACTCTAAATCAGAAGCTACAATCTGAGCATTTAACTCTTGCTCTAATACTTCTACATCTTCAGCGGCATCTCTTTCATTGTTAACTTCTTCGTATATAGAATCTCTTGACGGATGATAATATAAAAACTCTTGTAATACTTGATTGTTTTTTGGAACATGTAACATCCCATCTTCAAAAATTACAGGTTCTAATATAGCATTACCATCTTGCTCATCCTCAAACGGACTCTTTTGGTTTCTTGCATAACGAAGAGCTCGGTTTGTTCCAGAGCTTTCATCAAAATATAGAAGGGGTTTTCTTTTGGTATTATGAGAAGCCAACATAAAGGTAAGTGGCGCTGCTTCTCTTTTTAGTCTGTATGTCTTGTCGACATAAATCTTTTTAGTTTTCATTTTATTATAATTAAATTAAAATTAAAAAAAGAGGGAGGGGTTACCCCCTCCTCTCAATCATTTATTAAGCATCTTGGAAGATGAAGAAGTTGTTTGCACCTAAAGTACATACACATCTTTCACTCAAGAAGTTAACTTCCATCGCATCTAAAGAAGATGTTCTTGCTCCACCAGCAGAACCAGTGATCCAAGTTTTCATTCTTCTATCTTCAGTTTCAGAAGCTCTATATCTTACGTGTAAGAATGGACGCTTAGCGTTCTTACCTAAGATTTGGTCATAAACTGTAGTAGAACCAGCAGGAACCATAAGTCCGTTGATTGCACCAGCAGTTAAACCACCTCTCATTGTAGGATCGTTAAGGTATTTCCAGTCAGACTTGTAGAAATCATAACCTCTTCTAAACCCAGTGAAACCTAAGTTTAGAGCCATGTCCTCATCGTTATCGAATAAACCATATGAAGTACCACCCGCTCCGTAAGAGTTTTGAGCAGCTAACATATCGTCAATGTCGAAAGAGAACTGACGGTTAACAAATAGTACATTTTCTTCAATAGAACCTTGCTTATCTAATCTCTGAATTACAGCATCAAAGTCAGCTAATGCTACAGGGTTTCCACCACCGTATACATTACCTCTTTGCTGTACTGAGTAAAATACTCCTTCAGAACCAGCAGTACCAGCAGTACCAGCTACACCTAATGCAGCGATAGCACCTGAATTTACTTCAGCAGGAACAGCTTCGATCATAGCAGTCTCTAAGTAGTCCTCGAAACGAAGTCTTGTGTCGTGCTCAGACTTCATGTACCATAGGTAACCTGAAGCACCGTCTTCAGAAGTAATCTCGATCCATCCGATTTGAGCCATGTCAGAACCGTTAACAGCGTACTTATCTTTGATGATAATAGGCTTGTTATCGAAGATGAAGTCATCAGATTCTAATGATTCAACCATCCCTGATGTTCCTTTCTTGAACTCAGATCCGTAGATCCAGATAGTACACGAAGTAGCAGCACCCATTGTTTGACCACCAGCTTCGTAGTAAGCTACATCAATAGTACCAGCAGTGTAATCTACATCAGTAATAACAGCTTTGTTAGTAAAAGCAGATCCAGCAGTGTTATCTGAAATCATTACTGTTTGACCTATTCTTAGTGCTATACCACCTTGACCAGCAGTAGTAGTACCTCCACCTGGAATAACAGGAGTAAGGTTGTCATTAATTGTCCATGTAGCAGTGTCTTGTGCAGCAGCCGCAGCTGATGTACAATCTACATATTTAATGTGTAATCTACCTTGCTCTGCCCATTTGATCATGTCAGAGTTAGTAGGCATTTCAGCTCCTACCATTCTTAAGAATGAAGAAACTGATCTATTACCATATCTTTCAAACTCTTTTTCATAAGTATCAGGAAGATACTGATTTAAAAAGTCAAAGTTGGTAATGTAATTTGACGAGGTTGGAACTCTTTCCGCAGATGGGATTAAGTTAAAACCTGGAGTTGGATTTACAGCCATCGTTTTAAATTTTTAATGTTAAACTTTTTTAATACTTTTTATCTTGAGGCCCTTTCCACTACTTGTGTCTCCGACAGCACGGATCTTAAGTCCGTTCTTATTCATAGACTGAGGGGCTTTGCGAACCATATCAATGTTTTTTGATTTTTTAGAAACATTATCAATAGCTTCCGCTTTACCTTGCTCATAGAAAAATTTAGCAAACCTTTCAGGATTCATAGCAATTGACATTGCTCTATGGTATCCTTGGGCGTCTTTCATCATTCCAGTGTCAGCATCTAAATAAGGTTGTATAAAATTATTTACATCCTTCTGCTTGTTGAATAATTCCTGACCGTCACCAGGTTTGTAGGTATATTGTTTGTCGTTGACAGTAAAATTAAAACCTTCAAAATCACCGCTAAAAACCTCTTGGCTTTTATCAACAAACCAGTCATACCTCTTTTTCATTTGCTCCTCACGAGTTTTGGAGTCCTCTACATAACTTTTGTAACGATTAAACTCTTCTCTTTGCTCCGGTGAACCAGCCTCCCCGCTTGACTCAAGAGGGATTCTAAATTGTTCTTGTTGCTCCTTGAAGAACTTTTTCGCTTTCGCAAGTTCTCGTTTGTGTGCTAACTTACGCTTTTTGATATCTCTTTCTTCATCGACATCTTCATCATAACCAAATCTGTCATCCATAAGATCTTGAATATCGATCTCATCTAAACCTTCTTCAGTCTGAGCGTAATAGTTAGCAATAACAGAATCAGCTTCCATTTCATCATAATCCTTTTGAAGGTTCATGTAATCCTGGATACCTCTTCCTGTTTCTTTTTTATATTTAAAGAACGCTGAAACATCTTCTGGTAATTCTTCATTTTCCTCTCTTTGAGTAAATAAATCTTCAACAGAATTTATTTCTTTGTTATATCTATTCTTGATATACTCAAGAACATCTTTATCTTCTAAACCACTTGATTGCTCTTGTGGCTCTTCTTTAGTTTCTGTAGTAGTTTCAGTATTACTACTTACCTCTACTTTATCAGTCTCCGGTGAAGACTCCTCAACATTTAAAGACTCCTCATGTTTATCAAGAAGTTCTTGTTCAACCTGTTGAGTTGATTTTTCTTCAACCGATTCCACAGATTTTACTGTGAATTTAGGTGTTTCGTTGTTTTCCATTTTATTAAATTTAATTTTTTACAAATTTACTACTTATTTATTTATTTCTTTTAGCCTTTCTTTCAGACTTCTTTTTAGCTCTATATGCTTTCATAGCTTCCCTTTTAGCTTTTCCTTTTTTCCAAGATCCGGCTGCAAACCTTTCGGCTCTTTTTTTCTTTTTAAACTCATAAACCTCTCCGGCATCTAAAGCTTCTTTATAACTCTGCGGTTTAGCTTTTTCGTTTCCTTTAAAGGTTATAGAAGGATAAGCTCTGTAAACTTTTTTACCATCTACTTCGCCTGATCCATAAGTCATTTTTACAGTTTCTTTTTTTCCTGACTTATTTCTTTCAAGACTTCTTAAATGTTTTTTTCTTTTCTTTTTTACAACAGACATATTACCTTGGGTTAAACTCAGAGAAATCAAATCCATCTAAACTATCTTCGTTAGACTCAAAGTTTATAGGAGCGGTGTTATTTTTTCTCTGCTGTATCAACTTAGACTGCTCTGTGTTTGCTTGGCTTATTCTCTTAGATTTACCTTCTTCACGCATTTGTTCACGAGCATCCATCTGAGACTGTTCCATACCTTTAAGCTGCATGTTAAAATTAAATTCAACCTGCATTAACTGTTGTTTCAATGCTGCTTCGTTTTTCATCTTTTCAATAGCCATAGCTGCTTCAGCTTGCGCTATCTGCATTTTAGATTGTGTTTCAGCTTGCACTTTCTGCATAGCTGTTTGAGCAGCTGCCTGTTGAACCTGCATTTGACCTTGAGCTGCCATCTGTTGTTTTTGAGCCTCCATCTGCTGCTTTTGAGCTGCATTCTGCTTTCTCTTAACTTTAAGAAGCTGATTAGCCATCTTAAGGTTTTTCAGCTCTCTAATATCAATAGCATCCTCTAAACTAATATCTTTTTGAGATAATGCCATTTGAATGTTTTGCTCAAGCAATGCTTTTTGCTCTTCGTCTGGAGACATCTCAATAAATATACCAAAGTCATATAGGTAAAGATTTTTTATCTTTTCCAATATACCTAAGTTATATTTACCTATCTGCATTGCAAACTCATCTTTGAAATCTGCATATTCTAATACGTCAGCGATTCTTAATGATAAAGCCTCTGCTAATGTTTTAGTAATAAATAAACTACCGTCTAATATATGTCTTGTAGCGGTGTTAGAATTTAAGGCTGCAAGTTTTTGAACTCCAACTAATGAATTAGGATCTGGAGTTGAACCATCACGTGCTTCATTAAGTCCTGTCACAGATCTAATCATATTAAGGTAGTGATTATAATTACCAATAAGCATTTGCATTTTAGAAGCACCACTATTGGATGTTAATTGTGAAATAGGAACTTTAGCGTTATTAAATTCACCATCTTGAGTATAACTTCTACCTACAACAGAACCTGTCTGGAAATATAATCTTAAAGCATCTTCTGGGTTGTAAGCATTACCTGTACCTAAATCTACTTCGTTTAATCCATCAGCATCAATAAATACACCATCTGGAACAACTCTGTTTACAACTTGTTGTATTTTTAAGTGTGTTATTTGGATAAGGTCTGCAAAAGGAACCATTCTTTTTACTAATGACTCAACCACCCCTTTGTACATTCTTGGAGCACAAGCTACATAATTA